TGTGTTAGTACTTGCATCCCAAGTTCCTTTATATTCCATAACCGAGTTAGGTAATTGACTTACTAAAATCTTACCATTGTCATCAAGTTGCGGAATACCTACTGAAACATCAATAGGCAGAAAACTGACAACTCCACTTGTAGCCGTTAAAACCCCACTTAAATTCCTAACTTTTGCACCTGCTGAAACTACAATTTGATTTGCCATCTTATATTAATTTATAACTAAATTATTGAAATAATGCCCTAATAAACTCCCCACTTTCTAATACCCTTCCAAATGTCAATACCCCTGTCGTACTATTCCACTTCACTTGCTCATCCACAGGCGTTCCTGTTGTTAAAATATCCTGAACATCTATACCACCACGAGAAACATAAAGACAAGCCTTGCCTATCATATCGCCATAAGTGATTGTAGTTTCTCCACCTGCTGCAACAGTTCCCTTTGTGTAAACCGCACCTCCAGCAACAATTACAACCCCTTCAGGATTGATTTCAGTTCCTGTTGTTGCATAAGCACCTGTACCCTGTAACGATACACTATACGTTGCTATGTCCTTGTAAGGTGCGTTAATTTGTAAACTTGTCAAATTGCAATCCCCACTAATTACTACCAACCCATCAACTCCATTGTCAATAACAAACTTTACTAAAATTGTAGTCCTATCTTGTTGTTGCTCAAGTAAGAATAAATAGCCATAACCATCCAAAGTTATAAGACCATCACAAGTTACACTCCAACTAGCTATGTCGTTCTTAAACTCCCTATACCAAGCACTCGTTTGGCTTGTTACTTCTTTTTGGTCAACATTTACACTAAATGTGCAATTTGTTGAACACGAAAAAGCAATATCCCTACCTGCTGGATATGCCTCCGAAGGTGGTTCAAAGTAGTATAAAATTATATTGTTGCCAATTACATTGTCTGCCATAAGTACAAATTTAAGTATATATTCCTATTATCACTCCGTCAATCCTTATTTGGTAAACTTTTGTATTAGGATATACTGTTACAACCTTATAAAATAAGTAATCTCCATTGAAAGTAAGTCCACCATCTTCATCCTCATAAAACACATCACCATAATCAGGGTCAGTAATTCCATTTAATGTAAATATTTCAGTTGCAGTTAATGTTCCTGCTAAAGCCTCCGCACTTGTTATATAACTATTTGACCTAAAATGTGCAACCGAAGGAACAAATGGCGGTGTGCTTGTTGAGTTTATTACTTCGTAAATATTAGCTTCAACATTATCGCTATTAATATCTAATAATGTTCCTTGAATAGTATCATTAAATAAATCAATTGTTGTATTACCAACCATATATTGCTTTTCCGATACGCTTATTTGTGCTGGGTCAGTATCGGTTGCTTTTATTCTCATTACGCCACTAAATCTACCTTCATCGGTGTTCATACCCATAAATGTTGAATCTATATTGATTACATTCTTATTAAGGTTATTAGAATACTGCCTAATGACTAATTGACTTAATGAACGATATTTATCCGAAACATATTCGTAACGATACCAATTCTTTAAGTTAAGTCCATCTATATCTGCTAAAAATCCTTTATAAGAATAATATCCATCATAACTATCATTAAATCCTAAATCTAAATCTGCATTAAATACATATTCATCAGTATTATTTAATGATGCAATACATTGATAAGATTGAAAAGCAGGTTGAATAGTAAATATAAAATTACTTACTGTGTTTGCAATTACTGTTGATTTCCAATAAGATGAAGCAGCTTTTGCCAATACATATTCAAAATAAATTGTGCCTGATTCGGGTGCAGGTGGTAAAGTCAAACTTAATTCAGTTAATGTTGTATCAACATCATACGGTTCAAAATAATAACTTGAACCGCCAAACTCCCATTCTTTATTATTGTCTATGCTATAAAACCCTGCTGGTGTTTGTAATTGAATCCTTAATATAAAAAACGCATCAGGAACAGTTGCACCAACTGCTACAAGATTTGAATTAAATGAAATTTTTACTACTTCATTAAAAGCTATATTAGGAAAATATGTAGGTCTTATTGATGCGTTGTAAGGTGCTACAACATTTGTAATATCTATGTAATAATCATTTGATAACCTACTAGGATATGGTGCTACAAATATTAATGCACCATTTACATCTTCAGTCCAAGCGTAAGCGTGAGTGGTTGATACTATTTGTTTTAAATCTCCATTAGTAATATAGTTTGAAGGATATTCAATGTTCTTATCAAATTGTACTTTGTTATAACCCTTTCTTAATAGTTTCATTTGGCTATTATCAACAAAGAATAAACCTGTTGTATTATCAGTAAATCCATCTATTAATCCATTAAAACTTGTAGTTCCTGAATCAACAACCAACCCAGCATTATCATATTCAGTAAACCAATATGTTTCTTGTGCAAATTGTGAAACTGCAAGTATTTGCCATTTGCCTTGTGCTTGAAATAATCTTGCACCAAATCCCTTTACTATTTTAGTAATAACTGACAAGCAATTATCAACCTCATAATCATTAGTAATAAATAAAGCAAAGTTTAAATATGATTGTTTTAATGGGTCAGCCCAGCTTACATCTGCTCTATCATCCATTCCATCTGCGTAATAACTTATTCCTGTTATAACATTTAAGTTAGTAGGAAAAGCAATTGCGTTTAATGAGTTTATTAAAAAAAACATACAGTCATTAAAATCACTTAAAACATAATCTTCAGCTAATGGGTATTTAATCTTTTCTAATATACCCAAACCATCTATTGCGTTAAATGATAACTCCTTTCTGCCTGTTGTAAATGAAAACTGAACACTATCACTTAATGCCCATCCTGTCCACTCTAAAATTTCATCATAATAAAGTTCACACAAATACTTCCTATCGTTTAATGTTGTTAAGTTTGGCATATTTTCAATGTCATCCGTAACATCAATTCCAATATTTAATTGACTTGTATAAATAGGCTCAAAAATATCATCGCTTCTTGGGATATATTGCAACTGAATTGTAGTTGCTGGATATTCAATTACACTTCCAGCATAATCATCTTCTAATAAATACAATTCCGTAATGCTGCCACTTATGGAAGCCATTGTTATTTTATATTTATTTGCGTATGCCATTATACTCCCCTTCTTAAGTTAAGTGAATAATTAGACCTTTGCATTGCTAAAACTAAATCATTTCCTCTTAATACAAACGAACCTTGTGATGCCGTATCTTTTGCTTGACTTGCTCCACTTGCAAATGCCCCACCTAATGCCTTATCTAATTTACTTAATGGCATAATTGCTTCACTTTCTCCACCTTCACCTACCATTGCAAATGTAGGTTTACTTACTATTCCGCCATCTGCAAATCCGAATAATTTACCAAGACCACCAAATAATCCACCACCTGCATCTCCAACTCCACCTGCAACACTACCCATTCCTAATGCACTCATAATAGCCTTAAATATCAATGCCTGAACAACCATTTGAGCAAGTTGCAAAGCCATATCTTTAAATACATTTAAAACTGCATCTCCAACATTTTCTCCTTGTGCAATTGCTTGAAACATATTTCCAACACCTTGTGCTAAAAAGTTTGCAGTTGATGCAGCCTCATTTAATAAGTAATTGAATTTTGCTTGTTCACTTGCAGCCTCCGAAATTGCAGCAGCTTCAACAATAGCTTGAGATGGTCCACGACCTAATATCCCTTGCGGTGCTGCTGGTGCAACAGGAGAATCAGGTTTTTGTGTAGGTAAAAATGTTCCAACTTGTTCAGCAGTTAATTTAGTAAACGCTTTATAGTTTTTGGTTACATTAAGAATAGTTTTATCTAAATCTTTTGCACCTTTATCCATTACATAAAATGGATTTGCTAAAGCATTTTGTATTGTTGTGGTTACTGAAGTATTTAAATCATCAATATCATTTTTTAATACTTGTGCTGCTGCTCCTGCTGCTATGTAAGCATCTTTATCTCTATTGGTTACTGCTGCCATAGTTACTGAAGCATCTACATAACCATTGACCATATTTTTAGACCTTTCAACACTTGCAACATATTCTTGTCCAGCTTTTGTTGCTAATTTTGTAGCATCGGATAATTTTATATTCTTATCAGCAATTTCATCAATATATCTTGAAGTAATTGCTTGTGCTACTAAAGCATCAGTATATAATGTAACTGCTTTTCTAGCATCATCAGTTGTTTTAATACTACTTGCATAAGCAGAATTTATTTTACCTAATTCATTCTTAACTGCATCTAATGCTTCTTTTCTTCTTGCATCCGTATTATTTGCGTTTTCAGCAACATTAATATAGGCAAGTAATTTAATTCCGTTTT